AACGTGCGCATCGCATAAAGTTCTTCGCTGAATTTTCGCTTCTTTGGATCTTTGACAAAGTCACTAATCATGTGACAATCGAGCGCATCACCATTCAAGATAATTGTATCACATTGCTCTTGTATACCAGTGTCAATTGCAAGTGTGAGAGCTTCAACATCGTGGTAAGGAATATGTACATCAGATAACACAAGAATCTTCGAACCTTTCACATCAATATGTTGTCTTTTCTTCGCGTATGATTTCGGTAATTTGAATGGGTTTAACGCGCGTGGTTTATTATCGTACAAAGATTTATCAGTTGTGTTTTTTCTGTTTTTTGTTCCGTTTTTACCACGTATTGTTCTAACATATTTACGCGCGTGTTCAACATCTGTATAAACTTCGGGGTGTTCTTTAAAAAGTTTTTTAGCAAGTGTTAGTGATGGCGTTTCTTTGAACTGCTCACACACTTTCTTCGCGATTAGATTCGCTTGTGTTTTTTGCTTCATTAGTTTTATTTGTGAATGCTTCAACCACCGTTGTACTTAATACACCACCTGCAACAATTGCTAATGCATCATACATAAATTGTGGTGCAACGTAACTCGTAAATGTTCCAACGTAAGCTAATGCAATCAAATTAATTACAATAAAAATAGCAGTAACTCTTTTACTGCTAACACTTTTTGAATAACTAAATAAATTGTTAATCCAATTCTTCATAACAACTTCATCAACAATTCTACAATGAAACCACCAACGATTCCCATACCAGTTGCTATACCAGTAAACTTCGCAACTTGCAGTTTTTGATTTTGAATGTATCGTTCGTGACGTTCAACTTTCTTAACTAAACCTTCTTGCAACATTTCATCGTCACCGATTAACGTTAACAACACCCTATCAATTTTTTTATTCAACAACTGAATTTCTGCGTGTATCAAATGCGTTTCATTTTCGTGATTCATAACCATTCGTTCAATAACGTGTAAGTGAAAAACTTATTACCACTTGCTTCGCACATAGAAATCAGTTGTGCAAATTCGTGTGGGTTGTTTAGCACTTGACAACCTGCTGACCATTTTTCTACAAGTGTACTTATTGCATTTGGATTTGCTCGATGAATATTAATTCCAAAAATACCACGCTCAATGTTCGTTGTTACTTCTGCAATTTCATTCTTGTTTGAATCTCTGTAAACATCAATTGGTGCGTATTGCGTTAATGCTTTGTATTGACCTTTGTGATATCCTAACACCCACGAATTTTTATACTGGTTAGGTACAACCATCGCAGTACCTTTTGGATTCATCAGATTAAGTAACCAATGGCGACCTGCATTTGTAGTCGCAGTAAACCAATACACTTCATCGTCTTTAACCACGCCAACTAAATCATCAAATCTGTTGGGAACATTAGCGCGTGAACGAATGCCGACCAAATGAAATTTCATTGCGAAATCATATTTGTGTTTCGCGAATTCTTCTTGCAGTTGATTAATTGTTGGCTTGACCATTTTGCAATCTTTTTACTTGTTGTTCTTTTTTCTTTATGTACTTCTTCAACTTTTCGAAATACACTTGTTGTTTTTCTAAATCTTTTTTTCTTCCCCTTGACATATTTATTTATTGAAAGTACGAATCTAACCAACCGCGCTTGTATTGACCTTTCACGTATCTATCACTACCCATTGAGATTTCAAAGTTGTTCGATGGGTAAACATCTGTATCACTATACAATTGATTCTGCGTGTTCGTTGAATACTCTGGAAATAACGAAGTGTTATCACACAAGTAATCAACCATACGTGCCGTGTAGAACATTGCTTTTTGTCTTGACTGGTCACGATAATTTTGCAAATCGTCTTGAGTAATTGGTTGCGAATCTTCACTTGTGCGAACAACTAAACTACCGTTATCGGTTTTCATATATAAGTGCGGAAGCATCTCATACATTGCCCACCAACAAACACATCTGCGAATCCAACTATCAAGTAAAATCAAATAGTTACCGCTTATTGTGTTATTTGCAACATCTGTTTTTATCTTGTTGTATAAATCAGTTCCAAGATATTGTTGCAAGTGTTCATCTTGCGCTATATAAATTGCAGGGTACATAAGTAATGGATCTACAGAACCATTTACCCACGTGTATTTTTTGATGTAATTTTCATCTATTAAAAGAACTTCGGGTGTTAGTGCCATAATTGTTATGAGTATTTAAGTGAACCACGTGTTGGTGTATCTATTGGTCTGATTGCTTCAACACCTTTTGGTTTAAGTGTGTCGACATTGTCTTTCACAACGCTATCATTTGCAAGACCTTTATTTGGCAAGAATTGACCACCTTTGCGTTTTCTGAAATATATTTTTCTGAACCATTTGTGGTGACAAAAGCATCCGCCTTTCCATTCCCAAATTGAATAAGATGAAGAACCTTCTGGTGCGAACTGCGAATTCTCACCTTCCATTGCAATAATATCTTCATAACGATAAACCGCACTATTCTTTGAAAGCGAAACCATCTCGCGACAAAAGTCACGCGTTACCATTTCGCCATTGCGCCACGTTAGATTTTTAGAATAGTAATAACGAATTTTATAAAGACCTTTGTCGGTTTCATCTGAACGTTCATTTGGGTTTGCGTATGAACGCAATGACATATATTCTTTTCGATACGTTTCTTCGTTGTGTGGGTCTGTTACTTCTTCATCAGAAATACATTCCCATTCTTCTTCATCAACGTATTCAGCTTTGTCTGCAAGGTGTTTTAACCACGCATTAGAATCTTCATCACTAATATGAGCAGGTACACCATTAATCAGTTTTGGCTGTGATTTATTTTTCTTTACTTTTTTTTTTTGACTGCTCAATTTAGCAATCGCATCACCACCACCAATTTCAAACATTGATTTTGCAACGTCAACATCTACTTGTAAAAACTGAACTAAGAAAACAATCGCTTGTTCTTGCGTTAAAATTCCTTCTTTTACCTTTGCAACAATGTCAATTGCAGATGCAATTTGCGCACCGTTGTATGTGACATCAGAAACTTTTACTTCACTTGAAACATCAGTTGTTGTTGGTTGTGCAACTGGTGTATCAATAACAATCGATTCAGTTGGCATTGCAGTTTCAACAATTTCAAATGGTGAATTAAGTGCAATTTCAACATCACCAATTATTGGTGTGAACGCATCTGTTATCAAACGTTGATATGGCTGAATTACTTGGTGATTGAAGATGTCTAATGCAACTATCATTTCATCTTTGTTGCTACCAAATCCACCATTATCACGAATACCAAAAAGTAAAGGTGATGTGATTCTGTGACCAATCATAATTTGCTTCGCAGTTTCTTCACTCAAAAACTGATATTGTTTATCAGCATCTGAAATTGGAAATGGTTCTATCTGTGGCGCGCGTGCAGGGTCTTCATTAAATGTCATCAAGAACTTACCTGCGTTACTTGCACCGCTTAATCTTGCTTCCCACTCGCGTCTGATTTGCTCACGTTCTTCTTTTTGTGGAATGCCATTTAAGAAATTAATAATGAATGATGGGAATAAACCATTCAAGATGTTGTTCACGTGATACATTCCCATCTGATAACTCAATTCAATGTAATTCAATGAACCATAATAATCGGGTTTTGAATAATACATTGAACCTGCACACATCGAATGCTCATAAATTACTTGACGTGGATATTCTTTCGCGCACGATGGATCAAATAGGGGAATAAAATATGGTTTTCCTTTTTTACTTCTTGTATTATTCCAATCGTATGAATACCAAATACCAGTTACTTCTTCGCATTCTTTATCGTAAGCTAATCGGCAATTCTCAAACGGCAAGTGATTGATTTGAGCAACGCGTGTACCATCTAATGACCAAATAACTTCTGCAACAAATTGACCTTGTAATTTTAAATCGAATGCAATTCCATTTAACGCATTATCAAGAATTGTATCTGTGCCTTTACCTGCAATCATAAACGCAATCGAATTCACCAACGCATTGTGAATCGGTGAATTTTGATAAAGATTAATTAAGTATTGCGGATAA